CCAAGAAAGTCTTGAATCAAATGGCTAAGATCTATCACAAGCAAAATATTGCTGAAGTGACCGGCGACTTTGCGGATATGTCTGAGTTGTATGATATTGTCATATCGGGTTGTGAATGAATAATCTTAAATAGCTCACAAAAAAAAGGGAGTCCAAAAGGACTCCCTGAAAGTGACAAATTTCTTTGTCATATCTTTTTTTCTTATTCTTAGAATAAGTTTGCAATCGCAACACGACGGTAGTATTCGTTCTTACCAGCACCGATATCACCGAGTGACTGTGTAGCACCGTCTGCAAAGGGATTGGCAACCATACCATATCGGGTTTTGAATCCAATACGAGGCTGAAAGGAATTCTCACCGATCGCACGAACCATCTGAAGAGGTACGTAAGGGCAGTAGAAAATACCAGCATCAAAGGCAGAAGAACCTTTGTATCCAACAACCAAGTAGTTAGCACCTGCATAAGGATCGATATAAACTTTGAATCGACCATTAAGAACACCAGCAAAGGTGTTACCTGTGTCGTCTACAGACAATGAATTGCTGTTTAACGCAGGAGTGTAATCTAACATACCAGCCATTTGAAGGGCAGATGCAACGTCAGAAGAACAGATAACGATGTTACCCTTACCACGACGAGTTGCCTTAGCAATAGCATTTGCTTCTTGCTCGATTTGAAACATCAAACCTTTGAACTTCTCAACAGACCAGCGACCGTTGGCATCGACATCAAGGTCGAAAGTACCAGGAGTTGCAGTACCAAGAGCGCCGCCCTTAGCAGTTCCGTAGATTGTACGAACAACTTCACGATTGATTTCCGCGAGGATTTCAGTCTGGAGGATGTTAGCAAGTTCTGTTTCAGCGTCAAGACCGTGTACCGCTTTAAGATCTTGTGCCAATTCAGTGGTGTATTCTGCTTTCAGAGCACGTGTCTTAGCAGTAACACTTACTTTCTCTACCGAGAATGACATTTCTGCCATTGGATTAGCAACAGTGTTAGGTGTGCCTTCTGCAAGACCATAACCTAATGCTTCTGCATCACCTGTAGCCATACCAGCACCAGTAGTTTCACCACCGGCACCTAAGGAAGCTGAATGAGTACCAGATCCAGTGAAGTCTGTATCAGCTTCGTTGAAGAAAGCTTCGGATCCAGACTGGTTAGTGTAACGTGATCGCATTGCAAAGATCAAGCCCGTAGGACCTGTCATTGGTTGAACACCACAGATGTCATAAGCCATCATGTTAGGCATTGCTCGACGTACTAATGAAATCAGTACAGGATCGTAACCAGCAACGGGGCCAGCAGCGGTAGAACCGTTTGAGAAACCGCCAGTACCAACAGAGGTCTGATCTTCTGACAATAATGAAGTCATAGAAACAGACATATCACCGGTTTCGGCTAATGCTCGTTCTGTGTTCTCAAGAATCGTTGCGGTTACACCGGTACGATGTGCATCTTGAATTGGTGAAAAAGAATCGTGCTCTAGAATGGGCGCCCACTTTTCCACAAGTTTTTGATAGTTCGACATGTATCTATCTCCTTATTTGTGATAGTTATAAAGTTACTATGAAAATTATTTATATAAACCTAATTTTATCATCACTTATTATTTGTTTTTTCTTGCGTTGAGTGCCTCGACAAGAGCATTCACAGAAGGGTTATCAGATGAAGGTGCAATTGCAACTGCAACTGTGTCTTCCGTGATAATAGCTTCTTCTTCATCACTAAGTGTGTCAGTCTTTACAGGAGCTTCTGCAAAGAAAGATTCTTTGATAGTCTTGAGATTTACACTATAACCTTCAAGATCTTTTTTATCTAAATTAGTAGCAAGAGTCTTGAATCGCTCTACTTCAACATCGGTCAAACCTTCAGTAATGTCTTCGAATACCTTAACAGCATTCATGTCGACTACAGAACTTTGAAGTTCGATGTTAGCATTGATCAAGTCATTTGATGCTTCTTTCAAATCAGCAATTTCTTGTTCCAAAGAAGTAACAACATCGTGAGTTTCCTCATCGATTTCTAAGTTATGTTCTTCAAACAAAGATTTCAAGCCTGTCATGAGAGATTCAGCCATTTCAACCTTAATACCAGTTTCAACAGCAACTTCGTTCTCTTCCATCCATTGCCCAACAACATAATCGAGATACTTATCAAGATTCTCAACAATGTCTTCTACTTGGGATTCTAATGTAGCTTCCATTTCAGAACTGACCTTTTCAGTCAATTCTTCAGTGAGAGCAGCTACTTTCTTCTCAACCTGTTCGGCAACGGCAGCTGCAAAAACAACCGATACCTTATTTTTAAATTCCTCAGAGATTTCCTCACCTTCGAACAGAGAAGCAACCGAAGTGTCAACTTCAACAATCTCTTCTACAACTTCAGTAGAATTGATAGCTTCTTCAATCTGATCAGGGGTCTCCTCGACAACTACTTGACTTTCGTCTGTCATGCGATTCTCCTTTTGTTAAAATGTAAATTAATTGCAAAAAGTAATATGTATTTATAACAAATTAACTTTTCAATCCAGAAATAAATTTCTCGAACATCCGAGTTGCATCGTTTAGATCAATTCTCTTCACAACTTTCCTATACTGTTTTTCCACTTCTTCAACCACTTCCTCCAAAACTTCTTCTACAGATTGACGAGCAATCCAATGACTAGAAGCAATGTCGTAGTAGTATTCAACGTTTTCCATTACACCATTGACAAATGCGTTTGGTGCGGAGGGGTCGGTAACAATATCTACAGTAGCAAGATGGAAGTCTTCTTGAACTTCCATTGCACCTTCCTTCGAGGCTTTAACAGATCCAAGCCCTCTGGTGGAAACCCCAATCTTTACGCCCTCATCGATGAATGTTTTTACAATTTCACCCATAGGAGTAGAAAGAATTTTTGCTTTCCCAATAAAGTCAGACTTTGACTGGGACATTTCTGTGATCAAATGAGACACTCGATCACCGTTAATTGTAGGACCATCTGGATGGCCTAGTTCACCAAGTGCTCTCTTAGGTTCGATGTATTCTTTAATATATCGACCCATTTCTTTTTCGAGAACCTTAGCAGGATAGATACGCCCATTACGGTTCTTGATATCACCTTGCATGAAGATTCCTTCAATGAAGTAAGACTTTTTGCCTTCATCATTTGCTTCGGTGAGAACCTGGCAGTCTTCTGTGATTTCTGTAATTAGTCGCATGTTTTAAACCTTTTCTTTAGGACTTATTTATAAGTGATTAAGTTTTTGGCTTGGCAACGTCACCCTTGATTGTCACAGGGTATTCTTTTCCACCAAACGTAAACTTCTTCTTGCCGTCTCTTTTAGCAGCGGCCGCGGCAAAGATGAATGCAGCAGCGTCTTCTTCTACTTCGTCTTCGTTCTGAGCCGTTCCTTTTGCTTTTTTGTTTTTAGCAGCTTTCTTAGCATCTTGTTCACGTCGAGCGGCTCTAGTCAATATAGCTTCGTCAGTCGTATCTTTATCAATATCAGCAACCTCTGACAAAAACGCACCTTCATCACGATGTGCAGAGAAAGACTTTATAGCTTCTGGGAGTTCTTCTGCCATAGCAGGAGTAGTTTCTTCTGCCATAGCAGGAGTAGACATCATGTTCGTCTCTCCCTGAGCATAAGCATAGAGAGACTTGATAGAACCATGGGCTTCTGCTAATTTGTTCTGATACCATTCTTCTGGATCACCAGATTTACGAACGTAGTCAGAAATTTCATCGGCAGCATAAGAGATAAATGCAAGTTGCTTTTCCATCATAGGAATTTCTTCTGCAGGATTTTCGGCCAAATCCATCAACTGATCAGTCAAAGATTCTACGACTGCAGAGTCAGCTTCTTTCTTTTCTTTTTGCATCTTAGCATAAAGCAACGCGCGGAGCTTCTCTTTGAATTCTTTGCGTCGGCCATCAACACCTTCTTTAATCGGCTGAGCAGCTTTCTTAGTCTTATCGTAAGAAGAGTCATAAGTGGAATCATCACCAGCATCGGCTAATCTTGCCTGTGGCTCGATTTCGCCACTGAAAACGTGTTCTTGTGGAATCACATAATCAATCTTTTCGATGTTGTGCAATTCTTTAAATCTTTTTTCTTCTTCTGGCTTGGGTTGTGCTAGTTCAGCCAAAAGGGCTTTTAAAGATTTCATTTGTTATCTCCTAATTACTTATAGAGTTATTTATATTT